TTGTTATTTATTTGGGGAACACTCCCGTAGCATGGCCGCTAGACTTTACCGTGCAACGCGAGAACCTAGTAGTGGTCTAAAGTCTATTAGGTTACTTCCCAGTGCTCAACATTACTGGTCTATTCTTGAGTTAGACGAACTTGCTAATAACACTAGCGAAGTTTATTCCGAAAAACAATAGTTTTTATCCACCACCAACTTGGGGCAGTCCTTCTGGGGCTGCCCTTTTTTTAATTATTTCGCATTACCCCAATCCGTGCCGATGCCCGTATCGATAACCGATGGTATTGCCATATCAGGAACGCAATTCTCCATGAGATATTTTATCTCAGCTACTTGCTCATCGTTTTCAATTGAAAAGCAAAGTTCATCATGCACCGTCAGCATAGGCAAGTAACCCTTCTCAACGCATACCATCATTGCCATCTTGGTCTGATCAGCAGAGGACGCCTGAATCAATCTATTTAATGACTTGTAGGTAAAAGCTACTTGATACCGCGCTGGGTCTAAAGACTTCCACCCCTGATCACGCTCTTCTAATGGAGTAGCCATTACATCTTCCCACCGCTCCTCGAGGCGGTCTTTATGAATTAGAGAGCTTGACCCCTTGTTATAGCCTTTAAGTTCACGCATTGGAAATCGGCACTTTCTGCCCAACAAGGTTTTAATCTCTTGTCTTTCGGACGCTACCTTCATAACAGATGAAGCCATTTCCTTAATAAAAGGAACTTTTTCATCGTAATCATTGCGTATAGCCTTGGCTTCTGAAAACTCAATATCGCCCATAATACTAGCTAATTTACCAATGCCCATACCGTACATGATACCCAAGTTAATAACCTTGGCCGTACTTCGATCCACATCTGCAATGTCAGCAACCATCTGATGAAAATCTAAATCGGTATTCTGGTACTGATTTACTATTTCAACAACCTTTTCGTTATCCCTCGTACTAGGGTTCTTGGAAGCGTAATGCATAAGCCATCTAGGTTCTTGAGCGCTGTAATCAAAACTTCCCCATTTGCACCCTTCTTCCGGTATGAATAATCCCCGTATCATCTTTTTGATTTCAGGATGTTTAGCTGGAACTTGCTGTAAGTTAGGATGGCTCGAAGAAAACCTACCGGATACCGTACCCCCATCATCAGATCTCAACTGGTTAAACTGGCAATGGATTCGGCCCTTGTACTGATGGTTAAGTACGGTGTCCACAAAAGTAGTGTTGGCCTTGTTGTACTCACGAATTTCTAAAACTGTTTTTGCAATGGGGTGGGAATTGTTTTTTAGAAAGTGCTTAGTAAAACTGGGGGCTTCCGTTTTAGCTGTTCTTTCGTATTTAAGATTGAGAAAATCAAACACACTTGCTAAAGACGTGGCGTTCCACGGCTCTAGCCAAACATTAGTCTCATCATGTATCTTTTTAAGAAGTTTCTTTTCTTTGTTTTCTAAAAACTTTTTAGTTTTATCCGCTTTTTCAAGATCTACTCTAACCCCCTTACGGCGCATCTGAAATATTACAGGAAGTAAAGATAACTCCATTTCCAAGACGTTATCGCAATTTTCCTGAGAAAGTTTGTCTATAAGAATGTGCCATAAGTTTAAAGTAAGTCTAGCGTCCGTCTCAGCATATGAGGCAACTCTTGCCGCTGGAAGCTTCCACATATCTTTCTTAGCGTCAACGCCATGCTGATCGGCTGCCCTTTTTAGATCATACTCTTGTTTCTTTTCGCCAAGGTAAGTAGATCCTAAAGCATTAAGAGAGTAGCTAAATCTGTTTTCATCGAGCAATGGAGCGGCAATCATAGTGTCCAGAACCTTGCCCTTTATCTCTATACCTTCTGATAGTAACCATCCTAAATCGTATTGAGCATTATGGAACACCACATCCATACCGTGATTAAGTTGGTCTTGCATCCAACGGCAAACCGTATTCTTAGACATGTTACCGCCGCCCTCATGGGCAATAGGCAAGTAAGCATTCCATCCTTCCGCTGCTACAGCTATCCCTATCAACTGACCATCGTCCCTTGACCATCCCGGCCCTTTACTGATTAAATTTGGGTCACGTGTCTCAACGTCAATGGCTATTATTTTTTCACCGGATAAATCTGGAAGTACGTCTGGCGGAGTCCAAGTTGTCTCATCAAACAAATCTTCTTGCATACTACTATCCTTTTAATTCTGTAACTAATTTATTAGTATAGAACTGCGCCTTTTCAGCGTCTTCCATCCGCTTTCCTTTATAGTCCATTCTCCACAAATATTTAATGATCTGCCCCTTTAAATAAGCGTTAAAACCCTCTTTACCTAATGCCGATTTGACGGCATCCAGACACTCAATTTCTCCATTGGTGTAATGTGGGGGGTGGTTTACATTATCCTTCTTCATATCTCGTAGTATCTCCGTGTCGTAGGTTCTAGAATGTGCAATGATTTTTTAGCTCTTGTTACAGCGACATAAAAAACACGATGCTCAATTGATGGATTTTTTTGATATTGTTTCCATGAGGCGTAAGATAGATCGGTAATAACAAGAATGTTATCACTTTCTCCTCCCTTCATTGAGTGTATGGTGCTTACTTTTATTCTGGGATGTTTAACGTTATCTCCTCTCCGCAAGGCATTAAGTACATAATTTTTTGTATCCAAGTCTATTTTAGATAACGCTTTGTGCCATCTAGTATCGTTACCCCACTTTAAGCCAAGATTTGCTTCAGCAAAAGACATATCTATCAATTGTTCTGAATCTAAAGTAATAAAGCATTTAGCCCGTGGACCATAGCCTTTCTTATAATCAGTTCCCACTTTCATAAAACCATACATGTTTTTTAAAGCTGGTACGGTTATGCTTCTGCCTTTAACCAGATCCTCCCAAGACATAATCGCGTCATATGTCTGGGGATGTATACTTGTTTTACCATTACGACTATATACCCAACCTTCTTCTTCAAGCTGGCTGGCATAAAAATTAGCTATATGGTTAGTTCTGGCTAAGACGCACCAATCACCCTCCTCAAACGGGACGTCCCCAAAGTTCTGGTGATAATGGACAGAACCTTCTTCATCCTTTGGTGACCATGTCTTGGGTGCTCTGTCTTCTATCTGTAAAGCTATTCGTTGGGCTTGATCCCAAACCCGTTTAGGTAATCTATAAGACTGTGTTAGTACTTCCTTCTTTTCTGTAGCCGTTAAGAAAGCCTTAACATCAGCCCCTTGGAATCCCATTATGGCTTGATCGTCATCACCCGTAAATACCTGAAACTTAGGCGTCTCCCTCAGTACATTGACCATGGCCCATTGTAGGGTGGACAAGTCTTGTGCTTCATCAACAAACAAAGCATCTAAATTGGGGGGATCGTCACGCTTTACAAAGCCCTCGATCATGTCCGTAAAGTCTATTTTCTTCTTTGCCTTTTTGTAGCTTTCGTAAGCATCAACAAGTCTGGTTAGTTCTGTCCANTGTAAATCGTAGTTCTCTGCTTCTCTAAAACAATCCTCCAAAGAATTTTGCAAACTCCTGGATGTCTGGTAGATAGACATGTAGGCATCTCCCTGAGAATACCCAATAATATCGAAGTCACTCTCTCTGGCTGTTTTATTAGAGTTCGTAAAACTCAGGCCCACGGACTTACCTATCTTGGCAAAATCTTTAGCTGTAACAACATCGTCAACCTTATAGCCCCCCGCTCTAAAAGCCATTGAGTGAAGCGTTTGAAAATAAGGAAGGCTGTCTTCTTCGAGACCTAAATCCAAGCATACACGCTCTCTGCTTTCTTGCGCTGCCTTTCTGGTAAACGATACACAGGCAATCTTGAAAGGGTCCATGCCATTCTTAATACAATCGCGCACAAGATTAGAGTTGGTTTGGGTTTTCCCTGTTCCCGGTGGGCCAAGGATTGTCTTCTCTTCAATCAAAACGGAATATCCTGATCTTCTTCAAAGGTAATGTCAGGTAACTCTACTTCAGCCTTATCCATTTCAGGTATATACCAAACCCTTACCGACTTCCAATTGTCATTAGTGTCTTTAAATCTATAATTTTTAGTCGAATCATCACCGTTGTTTAATTCTTTAAGTCTTTCTGTAACCTGACCTCTGGTATAACTGGTAAAATTATGACGCTTCAAAAACTCTTGAAGACCCGTTAATTTAAAGTAAGTAACACCGTCCTCTGTCCATGGCTTGCCCGTCATGATCTCTTCAGGGCTTTGGGCTTTAATTCTCGATGTGCAATACATCTCAAGAAGCTCAATAAACTGACCCTTGTTTGTTAATTCTTCCGGCACGGATACATGGGTCGCGTTACCTAAAAGAATGTCTATTAAATCACGCCAATCGCTATCTTTAACCTTGGCTGGCATCTTGTACATCTGTTCCATACACGCTCGTTGAAACTCCATCTGCAATTGCAATTGCTTTGTTGATAACTCTAGCCTAGAGCCGTCTACATCTACGAACCAAACGGGAGGTTCTGACTCTACAACGGTCAAACCACCAATAGTCGCGGTTCCCTGACCACTGCCAATTCCATACTTTCTAGTCTTGCATAACGCTTTGTTGCAATGACTATGCAATGGCTCTTGCTTACAGGTGTACATATATTCTTTTTTTTCAAGTTGGCTTTGTATGGTCACAATCTCACTCGCCGGAACAGGCGGACTGCAATACTGCTGATTTGCCTTTTCTAGAAGCTGCTTCCAGTTAGATGGATCAACCTTTCTGTAGTAAACGCCTATGTTTAATAAAGTATTGTTACGGCATCCTTCCGGTATTCCAGACTCAGCTATCTGCTGAAGGCACGGAGGCCCCAAGGGTAGTACCGTATCGTCCGCACTAGCCTTGCATTCAGATAAAGTCTTAAAGTCAATTTTTCTAGATTCCGCTCTTTCTAGAAACTCTTCGAGTGTAAGGCTTTCACCTTTCTTATCTAAGGCGTATCTAGTTGTATACTTAGCGTTAAAGTAGGGAAGATTTATAAAGTTACCGACATCCCCTCGCTCTACAATTACTTCTTCTTGTTTAGGAAATATCTCACAAGTTCCCCACCCCAAGGCAGATGCAAACTCTGATAACTTATCGCGTATCTCTGACGCTGGTGTTTTCTCCTCCATGAATAGAAATAAATGTGCGCCACCCGACTTAGATCGACACATTACTAGAGGGAGCTTCAAACGCTCAACCTTCTTATAAAGGGCAACCAAGTCTAAACTATAATCGTCAATGTCTAATGCGCCAAAGTAACATCCATTAGTCTCATCTATTGGAACGCTCCCTACTCCGCGCTTACCTTCCAA